GAGCGAACGTTCCCGAACGTCATGCCAAGAGCGGCGACCGCCTGCGTTGCGAAGAACAGAACTGGCCGCTCTATTACGAGCGCGCCACGACTGGATGCAATGCGCCGGGCCTCGACATATCAAACGGCGCGATCGCTGCCGGCATTGCCGAGATACGCCGCAAGCGCGCCGACGACGAACGCGAGCGTGAACGGCTGCGGGATGAGGCTGAACGGCGCCGGGCGAACCGTCCGCGCAATGAAGGCGCGCCGATCATCGAGGACTTCAACCGCGAAAACCCGATCGCGCGCCTGTTCGAGCTCTACGGCTACGAGCAATCGCCGCGGCATGGTGAAGACTGGCGCTCACCGAACCAGACCAGCGAGAGCTATGCGACACGCATCATGGGCGACAAGTGGGTCAGCCTCTCCGCTTCGGACGCTGGCGCCGGTGTCGGCGAGAAATTCAAGGCCGGGTGCTTTGGCGATGCCTACGATCTTTTCGTCCACTACGAGCATGGCGGCGACCACAAGGCAGCGTTTCGCACTCTCTACAGCGAGCGGCGGGCTTCGAGCCCGATCGCGTCGCCTCCCCCGATCGATACTGAGGATCCGGGTTGGACTGAGCCGCCTGAAGATCTCGACAGCGAGCCGGTTGTCGAGCCGGGAATCCTTGCTCAAGACGAGCCCGCTCATGAGATCGAGACTGTCGATGCTTTCGACTTCGATGAAGCCGAGATTCCTCGGCGTCCATGGGTGATACCGGGGGTCATGCTGTCGGGCTGCACCCATATGCTCGCTGCGCCTGGCGGTTCAGGGAAGTCGTTGTTCACTCTGCAGCTGGCAATCACGCTGGCCCGAGGCGAACCATGGGGCACATTTCACCCTCGCCGCAAATGCCGCACGCTGGTCATAAACGTCGAGGATGACCTTCACGAGCAGCGCCGACGTCTTGCAGCCGCACGCCGCGTCATGGGTGCAGGCGCTGAACTCCGCGGCATGATCGACATCGTGCCGAACGCCGAAAACATCGTCGTTGCCACTCGCGCCTCTGACGGCCGCACGATCCAGACCTCGCCTGTGGTCGAAACGCTCGTGCGGTATATCGAAGACCGGCAGATCGACGTGTTAATCGTCGACCCCTTCACCGAGACGTTCGAGGGCGACGAGAACGACAATAGCGAAGTGAAGTGGGCGATGAAGATCTGGCGCGACGAAATCGCGCGTCGGACTGGCTGTGTCGTCTATCTCGTGCACCACACGGTCAAATACGCTGGGAACGGTGCGGGCGATGCCAATGTTATCCGCGGCGCCGGTGCGATCGTCAACAGCACACGCATATCTGCTACTCTCATGCCCATGTCACAGGAAGATGCCGAGATGCTCGGTATCGATCAGGGCGAGCGTCATATGTACGTCCGCTACGACGATGCAAAGGCGAACCAGTCGCTCAAGACGAATACTGCGCGCTGGTTCCAGAAGGTCAGCGTCGAGCTTGAGAACGGCGATGACGATCACCCTGGCGACGAAGTGGGCGCCTTGTGTCCATGGTCGGCGCCAGACGCATTCGAGAACCTGACTGCGCACCGCATCAAGACCATTCTCGACATGGTGCAAGCCGGAATGGGTACTGGCGAGCGCTACACGGCTTCGACAGCGGGTGGCTCACGTGACAGCGGGCGTTGGGTCGGGTGCCTCATCATGGAGCAGGCAGAGGTTCCAGAAGGCATAGCAAAGACCGTCATTTCGACATGGCGGAAGAACGGTGTGCTGCTGGAAGAAGAATACCACTGCCCCGTCGCACGCCGGAAAAGGAAGGGTCTTTTCGCACCCGAAAGCAACCGTCCTGGAATGGATCGATGACCGCCAAAAACCCCTCTGCGTCAAAGGTGAATTCGTTTGACGCACGTTTGACGCAATTGACGCAAATTGGCTGCGTCAAAGGTGTTTGCGCCTCCCCCCTAAAGGGGGGAGAGGACCATTTGACGCAAACGCCCGCCTTGGCTGCGGGCCGTTTGCCGCAAATGGTTCACCCCCTCCACCTTTTGAGGGTCGGCGCGCACGCTGCAACCGCGGCCTTTCGGGGTCTCGAAAACCTCTCCCGGATCGATGGCTCATTTCCGATCTCGGTACACCCCCAAGGAGCGCGGCCATGAGGCTCCGGGTCTCGAGCCATGCGATCTCCCGCTACCGGTCGCGGGTCGAGCCCGTCGACTACGATACCGCCCATGCCGCTCTCACCACGCCAGCCATCCTTGCTGCTGCCAAGTTCGGCTGTTCCTCCGTTCGCCTCCCATCCGGTCAAAGGATCATCATCGAAGAAAACACCGTCGTAACAGTTCTTCCCTCTCCCAAGACCAAACGGAGGTAACTCGATGAACGCCCTATCGACTATTCCCCAACTCATGAGCGCCAATGACACCGCGGCGCTGGCTCTGGCGCTGCCCGACAACACCACCTTCACCGACTGGCTTGCCCAGGGCCGATCGCTTGCCCTCTCGAAGAAGAGCATCGACTTCCTGATCGGCGACTGGATCAACTTCGGCCGCGAGCACTTCCCAGAAGAACTGCAGGCCAATCTCCCCGGCCTGTTCGATGACCCCAAGCTCGCCAAGCGCGCTGAGAAAACGGCCAAGGCATTTCCGCCCCACCTGCGCGACGCCTCGCTCACCTTCGAACACCACGCCCACGTCGCGGACCTCCCCACACAGGAAGCCCTTCCGCTGCTCAAGCAGGCGCATGATGAGCACCTGCCGGCACGCCAGCTTCGTATTCGGGCCATGCTCCGCAAGCAGGACATTGGACAGATCCTGCCACGCGAGGAAGATGCCGAGGATGATGCTCTCATGGCGATGGTCCGCGCATGGAACCGGGCAACGCGTACCGCTCGCGAGGAATTCGCCGAGCTTGTAGCGGATTCCGATCTGGGGGTCATCGAGGCATGATCCGCACCATCCCCCCCGCACCGCCCGAATTTGTCGAGGTCTTCGAACGTGGAGGATGGGAACTCGCCGAGCATCTGTACGGCGCACGCACCGACCTCATTCGCAAGTGGAAGCACATGACCGGGGCTCGTACCCGGCGCGAGATCAGGAGGGCTGCGGCGTGACACCGAAGCAGCAAGCTTTCGTGCGCGAGTACCTTGTCGATCTCAATGCGACGCAGGCAGCGATCCGGGCAGGATACAGTTCAAAGACTGCTGGCCAGCAAGGTGAGCGGCTGTTGAAGAATGTTGAAATCGCAAATTCAGTCCAAGAGGCGATGGACGAGCGGTCTCAGCGCACTGAAATAACCGCCGACTATGTGCTAGCCGGCATTCAGGAAATAGCCGAGCGTTGCCTCCAGCGTGCGCCCGTCATGGTTGGACGTGGCGAAGATCGCAGTCAGCTGATTGATGATGAAGGTCGTCATGTCTGGACGTTCGACAGCACCGGCGCCAACAAGGCATTCGAGAACCTTGGCAAGCACCTCAAACTGTTCACCGATCGGGTCGAGCACTCGGGTGAGATGAACCTGACAATTTCACCGGAGGATGCCGGGCTATGATTTTAGCCTGGCTCCATGCTGCACTTGGGCCAGGCGGTCATGATAGCGAGGCGAACCAAAAAAGGCCCGGGCTGATGGCGTTCCTCAGGGTTATCCAGAAGATACTTAATCACGACGTCCCTTACTTGCCCATTCGTAATCGTTTCGGGCGTGCACTCGCTATCTTCCCCTTCGAGCAAGCGCGCAAACATGAAGTCGTCGTGGACGCCTTTTATGTAGGACAAACAGTCCGTGAGGGCGACGACGTCTTTATTATCGGCCGAGCATTGAGTGAGCAACGAATTGCCGCTCTCAAAGCCAGCAAGCGCCGGTTGGCTCAATCCACCCATGGCAAAGACGCCGAACACCATCAGAACCCGCATGAACTTTTTTCGCATTATTGCCCCCTCAAATGACCGGCGTCCTAACCCAAAAACACCGTAACGTTAAAAATCTTCCATTCCCCTCGGATCGCCGGAGGGACCAGCAATCAGCAACAGTCCTTTCAGCGCACGTGCAATTTCTCCAGCGCCTCGCCAATGGCGGCTTTGAGTGCTTTCAAGATGGAAGTCCAATCGCGCATATCTTGCGGATCGTCTTCTCGTTCCGATTGCACATCAATGCACCATTGCCGTGCATAAAGAAGTTCCGGAAGAAGCTTGTCGAGAGCAGCGAGATGGATGAAGTCGAGCTCTTTGCTCCGGGCCTGTGCGTGCTCAACGATCAAAACACTGGTCTTAACGAGTTCACAAAACTCGCGGGAAAACCGTCGCGCCTTGTCAGACTGCTCATCAAGCTGGCGTTGAACAGAAACGGAAGTGACCATACATTGAAGTTGATTAAGGTCGTTTCGCAGTATTTCTATTTCCTTCGCTTGGCCGCGTTTTTTAGCACGATCCGCTGCATATATTGCGCCGAAGACAGCTACCGATGTACCAATAAGCGCTCCAAGCAATGTGATAACGGATTCAATTTTGGCGCCGTTCCGAATGAATACGAGCGTCATCGCCCCGACAGCACCACCCGTTGCGCCAACCAAAGCATTCGGAAACCAGTACTCGCGAAATTTCATACATTCCCCCTGAGCACGCGAGTTCGCGTGTGACCGCCAACCTTACTCAAAAACAACGCGAAGCCAATCGCTTACTTGCCTCCACGGCCCGGAACATCATGCTCCGCGGCGGATCACGGTCCGGCAAGACGTTCCTGCTCGTCCGCGCCATCATCCAGCGCGCCATCAACGCGCCTGGTTCGCGGCACGCGATATTCCGATTCCGCTTCAACCACGCCAAGACCACGATCTGGGCAGACACAATCCCGACGGTCCTGAAGCTATGCTTCCCGACGGTGCGGGTGCGGTTCGACAAGACCGATTTCTATGTCGAACTGCCGAACGGCTCGCAAATCTGGATAGCTGGCCTCGACGATAAGGAACGGGTCGAGAAGATACTCGGCGCCGAGTACGTCACGCTATATTTCAACGAGTCCTCGCAAATACCATGGGGCTCGATCGAGACGGCAATGTCCCGCCTGGCGCAGAAGGTTGCACTAGATCCTGCCATCGCCAAGCAAACGGGTCGCACGCACCTCGCGCTCAAGGCATACTTCGACTGTAACCCGCCATCGAAGCTGCATTGGTCGTATCAGCTGTTCCGGTCGAAGATGAAGCCCGGCACGAAAGAGACGCTGGCGAACCCCGACGATTACGTCGAGATGAAAGTGAACCCGGCCGACAACGCCGAGAACCTTCCCGAAGAGTACTTCGAAGTGCTCGGCAATATGAGCGCGGCCAAACGTCTGCGCTTCGAGGCCGGTGAGTGGGCAAGCGAGGTGGCCGGCGCGCTATGGTCGATCGAAGATAGGCACATCGAAGCGAGGACCGAACCCGATGGCACCGAGGTTCCGGCATATGACATCATGGGTATCGACAGCACCCGGGCGACGCTCGAATGGGACGGCGACACACCCTATGCCATCTACAACGGCGCCCGCATTGCCATGCAGCGCATCGTCGTCGCGGGTGATCCATCTGGCACGAAGGGCGACGGCGCGGGCGATGACGTTGGTATCGTTGTAGCCGGGCGCGGCACCGATGGCCGTGGCTATGTCTTCGAAGATGCGAGCGTGAACCTGTCGCCCGAAGGTTGGGGGCGCCGCATCGTAGAGCGATTCCGCCGTTGGGGCGGCGACCGCGTAGTCGGCGAATCCAACTACGGCGGCGACATGGTGCGCTCGACGGTCCAGACCCACGACAAGAGCGTGCCGTACAAACCGGTCAACGCGACCCGCGGCAAGGTGGTGCGCGCCGAGCCGATCAGCGCGCTGTACGAGCAAGGCAAGATCAGCCACGTCGGCATCTTCCCCGATCTCGAGGATCAGATGTGTAACTTCACGCCGTCCGGATACGTTGGCGAAGGGTCCCCAGATCGCGCTGATGCGTTGGTATGGGCGCTTACCGAGTTGATGCTCGGCAAGACCCGTAGTTACGATCTGTCGAAGCTTTAGCCGCGCTTGCGATTAAACGGATACGGCACATAGCCGTCGCCAAGCGACTGATTGCGATCCGCAGCGACTTGTTCGGCTTCGTCTTTATCAACCCGATAGGCGTGAAAGGTGGCGCTTCCTTGAGGGGCGGTCAAAACTCCCGGACCAGCGTTGTCAACGCAATGCCGGTGCACGATTACAAATCCACCATCTTCGACTGGCTCGGCATTATAGCAATTCCAAAGGGTACGTTCGGCCATGTCATCTCCTGTGTAATCAAGCGGAGGTAATCGAAATGCGGACTTAGCGCCACACCCGCGCCATGGGCGTAGTGCGACAAATCACCGACCGGCTCAGCAATGCGCTCACCGGACAAGGCACGCGCCACGATGCGCGCATGGCTTCGGCCTACCAGTTCGCCCCCCTCACTCAGCACGACATTGCCGCCGCCTATTCGGGCTCCGGCCTGCTTCGTAAGATTTGCCAGATCCCCGCACTCGACATGGTGCGCGAATGGCGGACCTGGAACGGGCTCGAGGCCGATCAGGTAGTCAGGGTCTACGAGGCAGAAAAGAAGTTCGGCATCGTCGGCAAGGTTCGCCAGGCGGAAGTTCTGCGCGCCATGGGTGGTGGTGCTCTCATCCTCGGTTTGCCCGGAGAGACTACGCAACAGGCTAATCCCAAAGCACCGCTGGCATTCGTGCACGTCGTCTCACGCTGGCACTTGAACTTCCAGACGCTGCAGGACGATCCGACCAAGGAGGGATACGGCGAACCCGCGATGTGGAAGATGACCACGACCGGGGGCGACAAGTCGATCCACCCTTCGCGCGTGATCCCGTTTCGAGCCGATCAGACCGCATCGCTCGCCATGCCAGCCTGGAACGCGCAGGATCAGTTCTGGGGCGAAAGCACAGTTGCGCAGGTGCTCGACGCCGTGAAAGACAGCGACACCGCTCGCGCGGCGTTCGCTTCGCTGCTCCACAAGGCCAAGCTGCTCCGCATCGGCATCCCGAACCTGCTCGACATTGCTTCCTCGCAAGAAGGTGAAGCGCAGGTGATGAAACGCCTCGCCATCCTCGCCACCGCCGAGAGCATCCACAACGCTACGATCTTCGACGCTGGCGATTCCGAAGACGGCAAAGGCGGCGAGAAGATCACCGATGCCGAATACAACTTCGCCGGTGCCAAAGACATGCTCTACGCATTTGGCGAATTCGTTGCGGCCATCTCCGACATTCCGGCTACGCGGCTGCTCGGCCGAGCACCCGAAGGCATGAATGCCAGCGGTGACAGCCAGCAGCGCGATTGGAACAAGCGCATCAAGGCCATGCAGACGCTCGACCTCGGCCCATGCATCGAACGCCTCGATCCGCATCTTCTCGCGTCGGCCGGAGCGCCCGCCGGTGTCGCCAATTATACATGGGATCCGCTCGACACGCCGTCCGAGTCCGAGAACGCCACCCGCTTCAAGACCCAGATGGAAGCCGTCGAAAAGCTCGGCAACCTTGCAGCCATTCCGGACGAAGCATTCAATCGCGGTGTGCAGTCTCTCATGGTGGAGGAAGGCTATCTGCCCGAACTCGAGCTCGCGCTGAAAGAATTGCCAGACGAAGAACGGTACGGGATCGGCCTGCCAGACGGTCCTGACGGCGAAGGAGGTGATCCGCTATCTGCCGGTGTCGGCGGGCTTGGAGGAAGCGAGCCCGCCCGCCGTGCTGCCAATGATGCTGCGCCTAGGCCGCTGTATGTCTCGCGCAAGGTTCTCAATCGTTCTGACCTTCAGAAGTGGGCGACCGAACAAGGTCTTGGCGAGCTGCAAGATGATCTGCACGTCACCATCGCCTACAGCCGCACACCCGTCGACTGGATCGCGATGGGGCAGACTTGGCAGGACAAGCTTGAAATCTCTGCGGGCGGTCCACGCGTCGTCGAGCCCCTTGGCACAATGACTGCTGTGCTCATGTTCGCATCGTCGGACCTATCGTGGCGTAATCGCGAGATGCGCGAAGCTGGTGCTTCGTGGGATTGGCCTGACTATCAGCCGCATATCTCGTTGGCTGGCGATCCCGTCGACCTGTCCAACATCGAGCCGTACCGCGGCAAGATTGAGCTAGGGCCCGAGATCTTCGAGGAGATCGAGGAGTGAGCCCGATGATTATGCTCGTCGCGCTAATCGGCGCTCACTGCTTTTTCGACTTCGCTGGTCAGGGTGATTTCATGTCGAAGGCCAAAAGCCGGTCATCACCCATTCCCGGCGTGCCTTGGGCGCCCGTTCTCGCAGCCCATGCCGCGATTCATGGCGCTGCTGTCGCAGTCATTACTGGCGTGTGGTGGTTGTTTCTGGCTGAGGCTGCGATGCACTTCATGACCGATGACGCTAAGTGCAGCGGGAAGATCGATTTCAATCGCGATCAGTTGATCCACATCGGCTGCAAGGTTGTGTGGTGGGGGATCGCGCTGGCACTGGCATAATGCGCTTCGACCTAGCCACCCTCACCCGCCGCGCGAAGAACCCGCGTCGCACCGTCATACCCCTACGCCCGATCACACCGCCGGCCACGCTGGCGACGAACCTGTTCCAGAGCTGCTACCGCCCAATCGTCCAGGCATGGGAAGCCCGCCTGCCGACAATCATGGCCGAGTACGAGCGCACTCTTGCTGAGATGACGACCGACAGCCCCGTCGATGTGGAGGCGCGAATTGGACAGGCGGAAGCTGAGGCGCAGTCGGTTATTCTTCGCGTGTCGATCGCGCTCGAGCGATGGGCGGCGACTGTCGAGCGCTGGCAACGACGCCGATGGGTCGCGAACGTGCTCTCGGCTACCAATGTGGATCTGACCACGCTTATCGGTGCCGGTGACATGCGGATGACGCTCGAGGCAGCCATTGCACGGAACACCGGGCTCATTCGAAGCGTGAGCGATGAAACGCGCCGCCGGGTAGGCGATGCCGTGTTGCGTGGTGTGCAGCGTCGGACGCCTTCGCGCGAGGTGGCGCGGGAATTACGCGAGGCGGTGGGCATGTCGCGCAGGCGCGCTTTTCGGGTCGCTGCCGATCAGAACGTAAAGTTGGCGTCAGCGCTCAACGAAGAACGTCGTCGGCAGGCTGGCGTGATGGCGTGGGCGTGGGTCCACTCGGACAAGCGCAACCCTCGGCCCGAGCATGAAGCGCGAGATGGCAAGCTATACTCTGACGATCCGGCCGATGCCGGGCGCGAGTATCAGGGCCGCACCGTGCGGAAGCCGCCAGAGGATCGACCTGGCGAGCTTCCGTATTGTGGATGTACGTCGCGGT